GTTTACCTAACAAATTATCTCCACTCATAAAAATAATGTGATACATTAAAAGGGCAGAAGTTCCCAACAGAACAGTAAAACCATCAATAAAAAACGAATTGCTTACACTAGGTTGTAAACCCGGAGAGCGTAGGGGTAGACCCTGTTGGCTCGCAGAGTGTCCTGAGTGCGGAAGATGGAATGCATTTGAATCAAAGAGTTATCAAATGTATCTCCGCCCTCGCTATATGGGTAATAGATCCGTTATGGACCCTTCATGCCTTAAAGGCAAAAGATTTCGCATGTATTGCATAACATGTACTCCAGAGGATCAACTCTAACTAGACATATTAATAGATACAATCGGTACAAACGGTATTGACTCTTAAAGGAGTTTTAAGGTGTGTGGTTATATTCTCCTTTTTAGGTTATGAGGTTATAACTCACTCGCTCGCTACCGCTCGCTCGTGTATAAACACTAGGGTTATGAAGTATCAAAGATCTGCTCTAAATCTTTGTCTTGTTTGTCTTTATAGGAGGAGACCCTGAAAAATACTAGGGTCTCCATCTCACCGCAATCCACACAGAGGAGCACCACTTCCTCTGTATACCTCCCTTCAATGGCTTATCTTTGCTTCGGAGTCCAGTCGTAGACTTGCTTTGGTAGGGTTTTAAGTCCTTTAAAGCTTCTACCCAATACAAGGGCATCTGTAGCTAGATGAGGGTGGTCTATAAAAGCTTGATGCATAGCATCCCACTCTTCTTTTTCTCGTAGACGTATTTGTTCTTGAGCTGATTGAGCTACAGCATCAATAAAGTATTTAACTCCAAGAGCTAATCCATCAGCCCTATCATCATGTCTTACAGCTCCTTTATCCCGGCACATCCTAGAAAGTTGATACATCAGCATATACTCAAGTCTTTTCTCAGGAGGTTGATCAGGATTAGATTTATAATCCCATTCAAAGACCTTAGGATCAACTATAAGTTTATGTTGATTCATTATTGGTTCTAGTGTGTCTATTATTCTTTCTTCTTTTCTAGTTGTAGCTCTAACCTCTTCTAGGTCAGCAAATAGGTGTTGATCAATAGCATGTCTCTTTAATAATTCTGTAAACATACCATCACCAAAGTTTGTCTCTATGACTAGCTTTGTAGCGTTGTATCGTTTAGCAAGAGAAATGATGTCGAGCAAGGTACTATCAGAGTACCCCTCTTTATAAGCTCTGACTTCTCTAAGGAAAATGTAGCCATTAGCTTGAGAAAGGCAGCAGGCCACACCTTCATCGGCACCCTTCCCGCTAGGGTCGATCGATATAATCGTCTCACTATACGGAACTGCTCTTTCTTCAATGAACATGGGTGCATAGAAGCGATCAGCAGGTAGGCCGACAGGGTTGAGGTCTTTAATGACGTAGCGAGGATCAGCGGACCAAACATACCTAGCTGCACATTCTTCACCGAGCGGGGTAACAATAAGGTCTCTAAATTTGAGAGGGAACTTCTCTTCATCAGAGAGAGTTGTGTCTAATTGGAATTGGAGCATAAAGTTACTCCTACCCATAGATGCCTCTCGTTCTGTCAAATCAAGATCAGTAAATCTTGAATCAGTAGGAGCCCAACTCTCAGCTTTTTCATTAGCAATATCATCCTCTAATTCAGGGGCTAGAAGACCCTCGTAATTAGCAACACTCTTAGGATACCTAGAAGGCCAAACAAAGGGCTTATAAGCTCTCTCGGCTAGCTTTCTGTAGACTGTGAAGGTTGACTGAGGAGTACCTAAGAATAAGATTCTACTACTTTTCTTAGGCGTTAAGATTGCCTCTGCTTCTGTGATTAGTTGTAGGAGTTTTTCTCTCTGCATATCAGTGGCAGAGTTAAGGGGAACTTCTACGTCATCGAAGCACATCAGATCTGCTCTCGATCCGGTCATCTGCGAAGTGATACCAACGGATTTACAGGAAGGGGCTTGGTGGGGCGCTGCAGGTCCAACATCAAAAGAAATACGACTCCATCTCTGGTCATCTCCTTTTGGTCTTAGATGATGTAACCAAGGAATATCAATGATTAGTTTTTGACAAAAGATTGAAAAGTTATCAGCCCTTTCCTTAGACGCTGATATAACCATGATCTTTTTATCTGGATCATTGTAGAGCGTCCAAAGAACAAAAGCCGCAGTAATCCAAGATTTACCAACACCTCTAAAGGCTGATATTTGGAGTCTCTTGGGTCCATGCTGTAGATATTTTGCTATTGCTAATTGAGCTCTAGTTGGTCTTGGTAGGTTTAGTTCTTTCCAGACAAGGGTGAGGAAAGCCCTAAAGTCCTCACGTATTTTCTTGTCGAGTTCTAGGGCTTGATTTTTCACCTACTAGCTAATTGTGATAGTGAAGGCTTTCTCGAAGTAGAGGGATGAGCTATCTGTTACACGTACACGAACAGACTCTGATCCAGCTGATGCTGAGGAACCTGTAAATTGTAGTGTTGTACCAGAGATTGCATAGTTAGCGTTGTTAGTTGATCCTGTACCTGATACAAGAGTAAAGGTAAGGTTACTAGCAGCATCTGTAGATGTAGCTGAAAGGGTTCCTACTGTGACTGGAGTTGAGGAACCGTTTGCACCTGTAGATACAGCTGCAGCGCTAAGAGCAATGTCAGTAGGAGCATTGGAGGTGAGGTTTTGAGTTGCTCCTCCGATTGAGGTAGCAGTAGTAGTTCTATCTCTTTCAATGCAAGCATCAAGGATTTCTAGAACGTCTGTGATTGTGCTAGAGGTAGTGATGTTAGCTAGAGCTGTGTCAGCTGTTGAATCAATAGAGATATGTCCATACCCATAAGTGTGTATAGTCCCAGCTCTACGGTTAGCTACTGCAGTAAATACTTCGGCAGTCATAATAATCTTAAATTTAAAAATTCATTTACATGTAGTGATCCTTTCGCCTGGTTACAGGCAAGGCAGGCAGTCACACAATTAGAGGCAGTTGTTTCACCACCTCTAGATCTTGGCCTTACGTGGTCAATAGTTAACTCTTCCGTTGCCCCACAATAGGAGCAACGATGTTGATCCCTAGCCTTAATGCCTTCTCTCCACATCCTCCTAGCATCTGTGCTACGAAAGGTGAGAAGATCTTCCATGAGGCTTCGGGGAGTATCCATTGGCTCATAACTAGGGGTTTACTTTTTGTATTTAGATTTACCGCTCCGTCCATTACGACGACGGTTCTTTGATGCTTTTTCTAAAACAGTGCGTCCAGACTTCTTATGAGAAACATCAAGACCATCTCTATTTCCGTAGGTACCACGTTTACGATTCTCACGGTTTAGAGCTGCTCTTCTTTTCTTTTGTGCTGGCTTGCGATTGTACTTTGCTTGTGCTCGAAGTCTGGCCTTGCTTGACTTGGGCATATTTATTTTGTGTGTCTCTTAACCTCATCGAAATCAAGTTCAGGTATAAGACCGGCAAGACCTGCTAGGGGTGATCCTTGAGAGGCAACCCCTGTGATGTCATTTGCCTTAAGCCAGTCAATTGCAGCTCTAAGGTCAGCTGTTGAGGCTTCACCTGATTTAATACGAGATATGATCTCAGTAGTTAATAAGGTGTGAAGCTCTTCAAAGGATTCCTCTGTTGTGCGTTTCATATATTTACTCTGGCCATAAGTTTTTCTTGATTAGTGCTACCGCCTTATCGTCAATCGTATTCTCTGTATTTTTTGCGTAAGCCTCTAATAGCTGAACTACTAAATTCTTTACTGAGTCCGTTTTTAGGAAAGCCAGCAGTATGGGTTTGATGAGTAATAACATTGTTTAAAATAGTTCTGATAGTTCTAAAGTTCCGGAAGTAGAAGCATCACGGATAACAGCTATGTTTGCTGCCTCCGGTACTACTAATTCAAGTCTTTCGTTTTGTGCGATGAAGTGACTGCTAGAGGCATTAGCTGTTTGGCTACCTGTACCTATTGCATATCTAATGTCTGCCGTAACAGCCCGAATAGAGATTCTTTTAGTACTGGTTGTCAATGCTGTATTAGCACTTGATGCTCCAGCTGCTAACTGTCTCGCTACTCCGGGCTGACGGTTGGGCTCTACAAACTTTGCAGCGTGCCCGTCATAAAAAGCCATATTTAATAAGCTCTAATAAATTTGAGAAATTTGTATATCAAATAACTGATACATACAAGTGCTATGAGTTCTTTCATTTCTTTTTAAATGGATTGAGGGACCACCCCTTTTTCTCTTCGCTTTTATCTTCTTTAGGTTTCTGTGTTTTTAAATAACTAGAGATAGGAATAACATCACTACACATGCTGTAGACCCTTGAGCCTGGAACCAGCATGAAGCCCTTTTGTTGGAGTTCTGCACATTTGAGAGCACGAACTAACTCGAAGTCCAGACGCATCTTTTCCTCTTGCCTAGCTGCAATGCTTCTACACCTACGCAAACCTTCACGATCTAATGGGATCATAAAGTTAATCTGTCCACCCCAATTCTCAGCGACTGTGTAACTCTGTTGAGCCATTACGTCGTCATAGGGAGTCGTATGGTTCCCCATGTAGAACGGCGAGAAAGTCATTGTCGCACCGTTACATGAGATGTTAGGCCCGTAATGCTGTCTCGACGGCGCACCGTTGTTCTGGAATTGAATTGCCGAATTTGTGACATTTCCAGTGGCTGCCGCAACTGGGTTAGATACGTTATTCGTCTCGGGTTCAGTAGCCTTAACCGGTCCTACTGAGAGAAGACTGATAAGGAGACCGTAGTAGAGGAAGTATCGATTTCTCTTTCTATTTCTGTGACCGAGAGAACCTGGCTGGCTGCCCTTGTCACTACTTCTAGTGAAAAGTCGCTTCCAGGGGTTGTCATTGTGAATACTGAATCTGAGTCGAGTATTCCACCCGAAGAGGTTGAGGAGTGGGTTATGTTGTCGCCGCTCCACTTCTGTAGGGCTGACCCATAGGTAGTCGTGGTTATTTCCTCCACGATTTCCTGAGTAGTCGTGGTGGTAGAATTCATAGATCCTTGTGTGAAATTGGGAGTAATTAACTCCGCTCTCGCTACCGTCGGTGATGCCAGTAATAAGAGTACTAGCCATTTTTTCATGTTTCTTTTTTCTTTGCCATTGGGCATTCAATAGGTTTACTATTGTTTTTATTGCCGTTGTTCGTCTGTAAACCAAACGAATAAAGGGCAGACCCAAAGATACTGGCTACGAACGTGATATCTGTGTTTTGGGTCTTTTTGATCATTGGTATCTCAACGTAGTTAAGAGTTATGATCAAATAAAGCCCGACCAGACCACCACGCCAAGACGAACGAAAGTTCCAAGCACAGCTATATGGTGCTCGGTATCTTCCGCTGCATCTTTTATTTTGGTAAGGAGGTTTTTAGTCGGGCTTTTCTCTTTTTCTTCCATGCGTCAATTTTTCCTTGTAGGAACTTTTGAACCTTCTTTTTAATTGGTTCAAATAAACTAGATGTAATGGATGTTGTTGCTACCGCTACCACTGCAGTTGTAACCGCCGTAACCACTACCGCTGTTTCCGGTACTGGCATTTGTATATCGATTACAGGTATCTTTATACTTGGTTGTTCAGGCTGCTCAGTCGTCTTCTCTGGCTCTACCTCTTCAGGAGCCTCCAGATCAGCCGGAGGGATCACCATAGGCTTATATGATGGTATCCGAGCTGAGGGGGGTTTGAAGTCGATTGTGGGTAGATATAGGGGCTTAGGGAGGTTAGGGTTAGGAAGATTTACTTTCAGCTTCTTTATTCCTATCTGCTGCTGATTTAACTACACCAAGCGTATAAGCCTGTGTGACTTGAGCATCTTCGCCGACTGCAATGGCTACACTATTTTTATTGCAATGAGCTGTGTTAAGAGAAATGATTTCATCTTTAGCAATACGTGCTCGATTTTTAGCAGCATTATCAATCCAATCTTGATTACTTGCTGCTACATATTCAAGAGACTTTGTTTCTGTGTCTGTCAGATTAACTGTATAAGTTGCCATAATTTATTTAATAAGGTATCCCCAAAAGTTACTGTAAGTACCGTTTTGGTGCATTTCGTATGGAGTATGCAGTTCTACATAATCATCTTTAGCTAATTTATATATCTGAGTCCAAGACCAACCTGAATGAGATTGCCAAGAGTCATCGCTACTACCACCAATAACTCTTGCAACTTCAAACTGATAAGCACCATTAACCAAAAATCTAACATTATAATTATCATCAGTCTCTTTATATCCTGCCTGACCACCAAAATGATACCAACCTGCTACTGGTGCAGTGAATCTTGAATTAGAAGTATCATAACTTCCACTAACATTCCAACCTGAATCAACGCTAGTAAAAGTAAGAGCACCAGTTACATTATCTCTATTAGAACCAGCACGAGCTAAGAAAGAAGGATTATTAGGTATGGTTACATATCCATTACCATCTATGATTAATCGCTCATTAGAATTTTGTGAGATAATAGTTAAAGTTCTATCACTGGTAGAAGTATTTTCATTGACAATAGCAGGAGCACTACCACCCATTTTGAATTTAGCTTTATATTCAGCACCTCTTTCATCACGTACTTCGACATAGCCTTCACTACTGTTAGTGGCTATTAGACCACCACCACTTACAGTACAAATAGAACCATCAAAGGTAAGATTTGCCTCACCGTTTAGACCACCTGATCCATCTCCTGTAACGACTCTATTGTTAGCGTCATTAGCAAAAGATGGCTTCGCTGTATTAGCCGTTCTTTCTGTATTTATGGCATTAGCCAATTTATCTGTGGTGACAGCATCATCAGCAATACCGCTTGTTTTAATTTCTGTTAATGCCATTAGTCTGCTGCCTCCGCTGTGTTACCTGCTGCTACCCACTCTAGATACTCTTGGTAGTCTGTGTTTGCTGGATCGAATGGAATACATAAATTAGGTTGTAGGATACAAACAGTTTTACCATCCTTACCATTCGCTAATTTATAAATTGGATTTGTTGGATATACCATAGTTATAGCTCCGCTGTGAATGAGATTTTAGCAGCAACATTAACTGTATTAATGTTACCAGGATTCCCTGCCGTACCACTAAAGCTGTCGTCAAAATCCAAAATACAACCTGTATTAGAATTTCTTTCCATTGCAAGGTCATTACCGTCTTGATAGGTTCCACCAGACCAAACTCTGTAATAGTTAGTACCAGATGTTTTCTCTAAAGTTGGTGCGGCTCTCATTGTTACTGGAAACCCAACATAAGATGTAAATAAACTTGCTGTGAACCAACCACCTACACCAATAGCATCATTGTTATCATCAACGTGTCTATAGTAATACCTCTGACACCTAGCTAATTCATCACCATACGATCTATGTTCAAAGTCAGTGGCAACGTCTCCTACTTCTAACTGAACGCCTGTTAGATCGAATGTTGCTCCTGCTGTTGCCATTAGATTCACAGCACCACTAGCAGCAAGACCCCAAGACACACCAGTATGCCAAGAATTTAATGTACTTGATGCTAAAGAACTACCAGCCATTGCCCAACTAATATCAAAAGCTCTGGCATTACTATTTGCAGGGAAATTACCACTTGTTGGCCCTGAAATTGTTTTTGTTATTTTTGTCCAAGTATTTGCTGAAAGCGTGTACTTAAATTGATAAGTTTCATTCCCGTTATTAGATCGAAATGTGCAAGAATGATCACCTGCGACTGAAGATCTAGCCCAAAAAGACAAGGTTACTGTTTTAGCATTTGACGTACCCCATCCTAGATGAGAAGTGTCGAAAGCTTCGACTCTATAAAAAAGTCCATAATATTGATTAGCTGATAAAGAAGAATCAGCAGTACCAACAGTCAGTCTGACACATTTAGTAAAATTTGCTAAATCTGTTATAGTTGTTTGCTGTGCTGTTAATGTTCCATCTGTATCTTCAAATACCATAAATCTATCAACTGGAAATAATCCAGCACTAGTTGCTGTAACAGCAGTTCCAGAATTACGTTGATCAATAATTTGACTTCCATTAATTATCAAATTTCTGTTGCTTAGATTATTAGTAGCTTTAACGATACAACTACCATCGGTTGCTAATTCAATCGCATCAGATGACGCTCCTGTGTGGCGTATTGTGTTTACTTTTAATTGGCTCATGGTTTTGGATTGTCAGATTTTACTTTGGCTACTGCATCGACCCATGTAGTAGTGCCATTCTTTTTATCCCAATACTGCATATCTAATTGATCTTGTATTGAAGGATATTGGTCTTCTCTTTTTGATTTATATTGATCTTCATTTTTATATGCTATCCAAGCAGCATTTATTTCATCATCAGTAGGTTGATCATCTCCTGATTCTCCTTTCTCCCAAACATTAATTGAATGAGGTGGTACTGATTGAGTTAAACCTAGTACCTCTGGATCTTTACCTAACTTCTGTAAAGCTAAAGGTATATCAACATCAGAATTAATAGTCATAATTAAGCCTCCTTCCAAATTGTAACCATAGTGAACGTGTCATAGTTTGACACCGCACCAGAAGCCACGCCGAATCCATTACTGTTTTGCGTGTCAGTACATCTATGCTCAATTCGATAAGTTTTAGAACCAGTTTGAGTTACTCTAGCTACACCTTCACTATGAGTTTGGACAGACTCACCCGAGTGAGCAAAGGCATTAGTACCTTCTCGGATCGTTCCGTCTGTTACTTCTCTTAAACGTGAAACATTATTGTCAACTTTATAGGAAGGGGCAAACCATTGAATGACATAACTACCAGCAGAAGCTAATGTAAATTCATTACTATTAAGAGTAACAATATTATCTGGATCAAAGACCTCAGTATTTAGATCTCTTACCTGATGGGAACCACTTGTAAACGAGCCACCAGAGGTATCTTGAGATTTCTGATCTATAAGTAAAGCACAAGAAACAAATTTTCCAACTGTTCCAAATTCAAGTGTTCCAGGTGTAGAACTATTTTGTAATACTTGACCAGCAGTACCAACAGTTGCAGGTAATTTAAGTTCTAAATCTGAGGCAGGATTCGTTGCAGGAGCTGCGATGCTCACGCTATTTCCTGATGCGTGGGGTAATTTTATTTTACTCATGTTATGTATTACCTATGCGTGTAAACATCATGCAGGTTCTATTGTATTCAGAATTTCCAAGAATTGTAGCGTCTCCATCCTGCTGCATGACAGTGAATTTCACTTTAACATTGCTCACATTAGTCACATCTATAACCAAGCTACAATAGTTTGTATTATAAACATTATCATTGTCATCATTAACGCTTCCTTGTGAGCTGCTTAGAGCGTGCCAATTAGTACCTCCATCAGTTGTGACGTTTATTGACGTATTGTTATTATAAGAGGCATCAGCACAGTTCATTACAACCTGAAATTCTACTTTCCAATAACCCGTAGTAGGAAAAGAAAAAATCCCTCCGCTATGGGTCATAGGATCACCAAATGTACCGAACCCTGGCTTATTCCCATTAGCGTCAATTGCTCTTTCTATACCTGTTACTGATCCAAGTGGATCTTCATCTTCATCAGTAGAATTAGTAGTAAGTCTCCAGCAGTCATAGTGAGTAACTGTATTAACACTATTAGCAAGCATATCGCTATCTACTATTCCATCAGGCAAGCCGCCTACAGAGATTCCTGCGACGGTACCGTTTCCATTAATTGTTATTGCCATAATTAGATTACCGTCCAAGATTCACCAGCACCAACCGTAACGGTGATACCAGAATTTATAGTTATAGGTCCAAATGAACCGGCATTAAAGCCGTTTTGAATCGTATAATCGTGAGTTACGTTTGTTTGGTTTTCCCAGAAGACTCCATTTAAGTTGTTATTACCTCCTGTTGCTCCAGCTGCAGGTACTTCCCATGTCATTCCACCGGAATTTCCAGATTGAGCCGTTAGGACATAGCCATTAGTTGGTGAGTTAGATATTTTTAGCTTCTCTTCACTAACTACGTTTGTTTGGATAGCTGCTTCTACAATACTATTAGTAGCAGGTACATTAACAGCTGTAGCAGAGCCAATTTGAGTGACAAAAATAGATGATCCGCTAGGTGGAGCCGTACAGAATTTAATTCCTAACGATCCTTCTAGGTGAAATCCTTCATTGCTTGCACTCCAAGAGCCTGCATTTGGCTTTTGTAATACTCCATTTAAGCTAACTAATAGCTGACCAGCTGATGTAATGCTTGCAGCACTACCACCATCTCTTAAATCAAAGCTTAAATTGCTTCCATTGAAGGTTGGAGTACCCGAAGTAGCTCCATCAGGGACAACAGTTAATAATTTGTAGTCGCCTACTGATGTAACCTCTGCATAATTAGAGCCATCATAGACCTTCATTGTATTTGCAGAAGTATCAAACCAAAGATCACCTTCTGCTAAAGCACTACTGTCAGGATGTTGTGTTGGGGCACTGCCAGCTACTTGATACCTATCTCCAAAATCAGAAACAAGTGTTTGAGCTGCAGATACACCTGCCTCATCTACAACAAGTCTGTGATAAGTGTATGTATTTAAGGTACTAGTCGTTTGAACTAGCATTCCTTTTCCGGCTGCTATTGTTGTGCCTCTAAGAGTTGTATCTATACCTGTAATTGTTACTGCTACACCAGCTGTAGTTGTAGCTCCAATTGAGTTACCAGCTGTACCAGCATAATCTCCAGATCCACTACCATCAGCAACTTTTAGACCGCCTGCATCTGCAATAGATACAATAGTGCCAGCACCATCATCAGGATCAGGGTTAGTAGTCGGGAAAGATACCTCATTATCTATTGGTTTAAAACCACCAGCATCATTTAATAAACTAACTATCTGATCATTGACGGCTTTTGCAGTTGGTAGCTGTACGTCAGTAGAGCTTCCGCTAACCGATGTGACGACGCTCTTGCCATCCAGCAAGTTAAGCTCCGTAGTAGTAGAGGTAAGAGCCGTACTACTTGCCAGGATAGATGCAGTACCTGCCTGCATACCAGCAAGCGTTGAGAGATCCGAGTCCAGAGGTTGTTTTGCATCTAATTGAGTCTGTACTGCAGAGGTAACACCATCTACATAGTTAAGTTCAGTAGTAGATACTGTGGCACCGTCTAATATTTGGACTTCAGCTTGAGTTAAATCAGCTAAAGAGCTAGCAGTTGTGCCAGCCATTGTTGCTAATTCTGTTAGCTCAGCATTTTGGGGCTGCTTAGCATCTAATTGAGCTTGAACATTAGAGGTAACACCATCTACATGATTAATCTCTGCTGTTGTTGCTGTAACTCCACTTAATTTATTGAGTTCTGCTGTTGAGGCAGTGACTCCAGCAAGCTTATTAAGTTCAGCTGTACTAGCAGTGATACCATCTATTGTCTGGACTTCTGTTTGGGTTAGATCAGCTAAAGCAGATGCCGTCCCAGAGGTCATAGTCGCTAACTCTTGTAGCTCAGCATCAGCGAGCATTGTGTTAGAGACTGATCCGGTATCTCCCGTAGTGACTACCGTACCTGTGACGTTAGGTAGGGTTATAGTCCTATCTGCTGTGGGGTTGGTTACGGTTAGAGTTGTTTCATGAGCATCATCAGTAGATCCTTCAAATAGGACTTTGGAGTTTTGACCAAGAGTTAGATCCCCGGTCATAGTACTTCCAAGAGTACTAACAGCTCTAGCAGCTGTTTCTTGTCCTATATATAAGGTCTGTGTAAAGTTATCATTTAAGTCTTGAGAACGAATAGAAGACCCAGCAAAGAAAGTAGCTGGGATACTTGTATCGTCTGTTTGCCTATAAATGACAATGGCTGCCCCGTTTGCTGGAGCACTATTGAATTGAAGTGTTGTAGCGTTGGCTAATGAAAATGCTGTTGTTGCTACACCATTGATCTGAGCTTTTATGTCAGTGGTAGCTATATATTGAAATGTAATTGAGTATTGGGTTGTTGACCCATTACCTGTGTATGAGTTTGATGTTACTGCCATTGCTTATTGTCATGTTTTTATGGCATTTCCCTTAAGAAGTTATTAAAGTCTTCATTCTGGGTTTGGATTGTAGGCTCTCTTCTAGCTTCATTGACTTCGGCCTCAAGCTTTCTTTGTTCAGCTTGAAACTCTTCATCAGAGGCTTTTAAAGTATCTATAGCTCTATCTCTATATGAAGAGATGAACTCATGAATCATTCTGTAAGATGAGAATTGACGTTTACCCTGTCTATTTCCGTTTCGTTTCTTTTCGTAGTCTTCCTTTTTAGCTTTTTGATACCTCTCACTATTTATAAGAGTTTGTAGTTTTGCGCTCAAATCTGATTCACCCATCCACTTTTGTATAGCGCTTATTTGTGGAGGAGTTAATTCAACACCTGAGGTAGTGATAATGTCTGAAGGTTCATATGCTATATCTTCCAGTTCATCTTTTACAGGGTCTTCTTTTCTTAGTCTTACTCTAAATGGCCATAAAGCATGAACGCCTCCGGACATTGAGTAGATTTTTTCACCTGTAAGGAAATCATATTTAGGTGAAGATCCAGCTTTATATAAACCTCCACTACCATAAAAGAGAAGACGTTGAAACTCCCCTTCAAATTCCCGCATGTGAGGGTTAATAAGGTTGGCAAATTGTCTTCTTAAGCTTGAGGCTGGTATAAGAGAGTTAACTATCTCACCGGGTAACTTAGATAGCTGTGTTACACCTTGCGTATTAGGCGCTAATAGTTTTGATAGTGGTTCAATGCCTTGAAAATATGACCTCTGTGTGAGGTTCATCGAGACAGTATAGCTTAAATATCCTACTAAATATTGAAGGTCTTTATCTCTAAGCTCTCCATTTTGCCATGCATAAACGCTATCACCAATAGCTCCTAAAATCGTATTAAATGGCTCTAGGCGACTGTAATCAAGCCATACTCCAGGGGCCACTTGGATGCTTCTAGGCTTATTATTCAGTAGCCAAAGTTCTTTAGCCTCTGGGTCTGGGGGTCCATTACCGGTGATATTACCTGTAGCTGCATATAGAAATCCACTACCAATGAGCATATTTCCAACGGCTTGTCTACCTTTATACATAGCTATGGTGTACTCATCTCCACTCTTAATAGCGTTCTTAACTTCCGGTACCCACCTAGCAGCAAATGGTAGATGTGAATATCCATAAGCTAAGATGTTATGTCCAGTTTTAACGAATGGAAAGAATAGACGTAAAGGAGGAAAGGATTGAATTAGCGTTTGAAAATTAAGGGCAATCCCCTCAAGATCAGTTTGCATTGTTGCGTCCTTTGCAACCTTTAATAGGTCATCATCTGCTATAGCTCCTTTATATGCACCTTCAGTTACGAACCATTTCTTAGCATTCTCTGCTAGATATGTTTCAAATTCAGCCTTAGTACCTAAAGCTTCATCTCCCATCTTTGCTACTTGTTCCATTGTTCTAGCTCTCCACTCCATTCGACCTGCCATAGTTTTAAAAAACTCGTCAGCTGTTGTGAGTGATCTTGTGGGTAGATTTAAGAATGGATTAGTAGCCCAGTCATGGAGAAAGTTAACCATACCTGCAGCCCATATTTGATCCTTATCGCCTGTTCTTTCTGCAGCTTTATTGATTAGTTTTATTTTCTCTGTAGCTTCTGAGGCTCGGATAATACCTTTACCTCCATCATTAATCGCTTTACCTCCCTTATTCCAAACCCTACTAGCTACTTCCATTGACTCTCTTAAAGTTTCTCCAAAATTGGTATAGGCTGCAGCTGCCATTTTACGGGTAATCTTTCCACCTTGACGGTTTAATAGACTTCCAGATAGATAAGCCGCTCCATGTCTATAAAAGACATTAAAAGCATTATTCCCAATGTTTACGATTTGAGTAGTAGTACCATATAGCCAAGAGTTATAAAGAATAGAGAAGAAATCTTTACTCATTATCTCCCCAGCCCACAAGCCTATGACTTTAAGTTTGGTTGGATCTCCATCGGCAAGCATGATCGCATTGGCTAGCTTGTTAGCCTCTGCTACTTTCTTAGGATCTCCGGATGCTAGACCTTTAACTAATTTATCTAGTACCTTTCTAGTTTCAGCTACAGCATCAGCAACACTTTCTTTGCTTACTTTCTTGAATGGGTTAACTACTTCCATACCTAAGGCAGGTATCTTAAACATATTCATTCCTAATCCATAATGATAGGAAGTGAATTTGTGAATTTCTAGAAGACTTTTTAATTGATTAGATAAATTTTCAACTTGTTTACTCATATCTAATCCATTATCTATACCCTCTTTAATGACATAAGCCATATCAGATAACTGGTTAGCTGTATCGAAGATAAGTGTTTTAGCTGCTACAATCCCCGGTCTAGATAATAGATTTCTTCCATCCTCATCAATAAATGTTGGTAGCTTACCTACATCACCATTAAAATCTTTGACTAAATCTGCAGCTTCATCAACTAGCTCTTTAACAGTGATACCACCTTTTTCAGCTATAGCTCTAAGGTCTGGATCACTTGTAATAACCTCTCTAATAATTCGATCAGAATCCTTAGAATTAGCTACTTTTCTATGTCCAGCTTCAGTTAGTATCCCATCACCTCCTCCTCTTGGAGCCCAGGGACTATCGGCTTTAGCTGCATCTACAACTTTTTGAGCTTCTGCTGCCTCTTGAATATCACCAAACCGAACTATGCCATCTCTTTGAAATTTACTGAGTCCAGTTTCGTTATATTTAAGTAGATCTTTTAATTCTTGACCATTTAATAATTCTCCATCAGGTCCATATTTTGGAGTCCAAGGGTCTATCCACCTACCTACTCCATCAGGAGATCGCCTAACTACTCCATATTGGAGTTGATCAACAGTTTCACCGAAACCTAGACGACCATATAAACGAGATCTTACGTTTACAGCTGCCTCATCTAATTTAGTTACATCAAATTTTAGTCGGTTTCCATTTTGTAATTCTCGTATATATCCCATCTTTTCCGAAGTAAGCAATTGCTCCCAATTGGTTTCATAGAAAGGAGATTCTTCCGGCCAAGCTTTAGCTGCTTTATCTGCCTCATAGGTAGCTTTGGCTTCAGTAAATAGCTCCTCTTCTAATTTTTTATGCTTTGCAATCTTACGCTTTTGAACATCACTAATATTTCCAAACTGTTTACCTGCTATATCTGTGACTGGCTCATTAGTTACAAATGTTCCGGGCTTTAAATTATCCCTGACCATTGCATTGAAGTTTGTTATTACTTCCTTACCCTTGGTTCCTATTTTTATTTGGAAACCAGACTCGAGCTGCTTTCTGGTTCGAGTTCCAACATCCCAAGCAATATCGTATTGAGGGATGCCTTTTAAAAAAGCGTCAAACTCTCTTAATGGGGACCACCCTCCAGCCGCATTAGTAAAAGTAAATTCAACAGAATTACCATTACCTAAGTCAGCTGTACCGACAAAATCAATATTCTCTTTTGCATTGGCCTTACCCATCTTTGGATTGAATGGGTTTGGTCCTCTACCCTTGTGGTGTAAGAAATTTTGCTCAGGTACTGTTAATTGATGTAGGTCTTTAAAAGCACTATGTCTAGTTGTTTTTAATAGGTCTGTACCATCTGTTTCTATAAAGGCACCCGGGGCATCCGGGCCACGTGTTGCAAGTATTCTATTATTAGAAACTGAAATCTGATCAAATTCTTTACCTAATCGAATAGCTTCTTTTCTATCGGGTACAAGTCGAGACAGCTCGACATAATAAGTATCTGTTTCTTTATCCCACCATCCACCTATATATACATCATCTCTTGAAAACTCATCTGCATGATCGCTAAGAAACTGTTCTAATGTTTCTGGCTTATTATCCTTGAGAGGCTTTGATCCATCTATAGCTACCATATAGCCATCAGTAGGTGTACTACCATCTAAAGGGTTTACGGTGAATCCCTTTTGATTTTTATAGAAATTTTCTAGAGGTATTTTTTCAGGATCTAACTTCTCTATTACTCTTGTACCTTTTGTAAAATAATTTATATTCTCAGGCTTTTGAGCTATTTTTAACCATCTAGCTTTTCGTGGGATGTAGTTATTAGTGACGGATGAGAACTCTTTTGCAAAGTGACCAGCTATTTCAACATCATCAAGAGTCCCGGGCTTAAAGCCTTTCATCCAATCTGCAGTCGCCTTTCTAGCTTTGAATAGTGGACCTAATAAATCTGCAGCTTCATCTATACCTGCCCCCTCGAGAAGATGTTTAAATCCTCTTAAATAAACATTATCACCTTCATTAATAGCTGTTAGTGTTGCCCACTCTGGGCCACCTGCATCTCTGATTGCATTACCTATAGTTCCCCCGTCACCTGTAGATTGCATGAAGCTTGCAATCATTCCTCTAAGAGCTCCAGATTTTCCAAAGTGTTGGGATATTTCTTTCCCAGCTTTAAGACTTAAACCTTGTGAGCGGAGACTACCTACTGTTGGAGCAAGGAATGATTTCCCCCCAAAGCCACCGGTAAATTTAATTTGTAACAATAAACCAATAATTTCTTTAGCAGCATTACCTACTGGAGTATTCGCTAATTGAGAAGACCCAAGCTTGAAATATGCACTCTCATATTCTGAGGAAAAGGGGTCATCTTTAGGATCAATTTTTTGTTCAAACTTTTCTGGTAAAACACTATTGAAAAGTAAGTTGACAGGGTTTACACGCTGCCATGTGTCATCTACAAGCTTGGCAGTATTTGCAATGCCTTCAGCTGCTACAAGCCCACCTCCAGCAACAGTAGATAATACCTCTTTTGTTGGGCTGGTTCCCTCATCAATTGTCTTAGTAAGGGTTCCCCGTAAGGCTGTATTTAAAAAACGATCAGATAAATCTAGAGCGGTATCTTGTACTTGCCCTAAGATCCCCCTTTGTTCTGGCTCTTCTGTAGGTGTTTCTACATTTTCTAAAGGTGTATCTGTAGCCGTTGTTGGTATTTCAGTTTCGTCTTGCGGTATATCATTTGTTGGATCATTTAAAGAAGTAGGGTCGGTGGGTTGTTGTTTGGTTTCGTCCTCAGACACAACATCACCGCCGCCCATATCTTCGACCATTTGATCGAAAAGATCAGACATAATTTCTTATAAAAAATATGAGCCTTTAGACGCATCTAAAATCTCGCTTACTTAGTAAAATTCGACGACTAACCCTTGAGAGTTCATTGATGTTTTTGAAACTCCAAATCTCTCTTTGTTATCTGTCAAATATGTTTCCAGCCATATAAGCCTTGCTTGATGATTGTGAGATGAAGGGAGACTAATTGACTTATACTCACCATCTTGTTTTGTGGTTTTGCTTATGACATCATCTTTAACTAATTGACTACCTTGAGGGTCAAAGCCCTTATCTAAGCCAAAGTTTGGATGTTGCCAAATTACATAACCTTGATTAAGCAATTCTTTACCTACATAAACTGTCTTCTGTTGACCGGTCTGGGAAGTTGACAAGTTACCTTCTACTGGCTCACTTGGTACCTGAGGAATGACCTGATCCCCCTCTTCTAGTTTGATAAATTGGTCATAAGGAAGTAAGCCATAGGCTTTCATCTGACCATCTATAAATGCTTTAGGTGATAAACCTAATTTCTCTGAATATTCAATTGTTTTTTTAGATATTTCACCACCATCTCTTAAGGCATTAACATCCTTTTTGAGATGATCTAATAAAAGAAACCGATCTTCATCGGCTTGCATCATTGTTCTTGGAATACCGTCTTTACCAAATAAGCGTTCTGTTCCTACTGATGTGTAGTCTTGCATTCCGGGTGCAAACTCTGGGACTTTACTTTGTAGCAGTACCATTGGCTTGGCAAAGCTAACTTGGCCGCTGTCTGTAATATCTATCGTAAATTCAGGTCTAGCTAAAACTTTTTGAGTTACTCCAGTAATGATTGCTTCTACGCTTTGAGGGTCTTTAGCTCTTTCCTCATTGTTAACAAGAATCAGTGTTACTTGTCTTTTTATTTCCTTAGCAGCTCTAGAGGCTCTTATATCAATCTCAGCCATACCCATTGGGCTGATCTTAATATCTTTCCTCTTCATGCCATCTATAACATTATCTTCAATACCTTCAAATAGATCCTTATATTTAGTCTGTAGTTGACCCTCTTCTGTGAACTTTATCCAATCGTTATACTCATCTTGATTGATTTTATTTGATTCTAGTAAATTATCTAAAACACCTTTAGTTGGCTCTATTTTATCTTCATAATAAAGACGACCTATCTCATTTGAATATAAAGGGTTATAGTCTTCGGGTATTTGATAGAGCTCTCGAAGGGTTTTATTGTTCTCCTCTGATGGATTTTTTCTTAGATATTCAATAAATGCTTTCCTGGTTTGTGGGTTATGGTTTTTCTCATAATCACTTCTAACTTTAGTTAGGTTGGCATTATTTAATTGATTATCTCGGTTTGCTTTTTGAACAATTTTAGTTTTAGCTTGCTCTTCATATTTATCAAAAAGTTGAGAAAATTCTTTACCTAGCTCAGTTCCTTTTTGACCTTCAATTTTTTGAACATTTCTAAGCTTATTAATTAAGGAAACACCTCTTGGACCCTCTTCAGATAATACCTTAAGTATGTCCGTTAATGCTTCTGAATTACTTATTTTAGTATGTCCATTATGACCTAAGCCACCAAAGGCATAAGTGTTTGATACCTTTTTCCATAACTCATTTTCATCAAGACCAGCTTTAACAAAAAGGTGGGTATCATTTTCAGCCTCTAATTTTGCCTCAGCTTGTCGAGTTTTTATAGCACTAGCAGTTAAACTATTAGCCGCTGCAATTGAGTTTTGTTTGACAGTAGGTAATAAGTTCTCAATGACTTGAGATCTTAGCCTCTTATCAGACAAGCCAGATCCAATTAAAAACTCTCCATTCAACTTTGCCATTAAAGCTAAGTATTGTGAATGGGATAAGTTTTTCTTTACATCATCAGGTATTTCTTTTAGACGTTCTTGTAAATATGAAGCATGAGCAACCTTAGCTCTTAATACATCTCCCTTTATAGATCTAAGTTTATTAAAGTTTGTATTCTCTACTAAACGCTGAGCTGTATCAATATCCTCAATATTACCTGTTTTGGTTAGATCATTAGCTTCTTTATTTGTTTCAGCTGCAAACGTATCTATACCAATTTCTTCAATTTGATTGTTTTGCTTTACTACGTCAGCATTGTCTAGATTGAAAAGACTTTTATATTCTTCTCTTTCTTGCTTTATATCTTGAGATTTTTCTGCTAGTTGTAGTCCTGTTTTTGTAAGGCTTAAGATTCCTTGAAAGGTTTTCCATTGAGCGTCAAACTTTGCTTTTTGAATTGTATGGAGACCCTTTAAAGTTACCTCATCTAACTGTGCTTGCCGTCTTCCAGCCTCAGCTAAGTTTTTGACGTTTTCTACTTGTTGAGCTGTTCTCTTTTCAATTGCCTTAGATTGATCTAAAGCTTGAATAGGTGTAAATGATTCTTCTTTGCTTTGCCCACTATAACTACTACTGTAGCTAGTAGGTGTATAGATACGGGTGCTTCTAGTTTTTTGTTCTTTAGTCTCCATATCTAAGCCCAGTTATATGCAGGTATGCCTAGTTGTAGATCTCTTCCTATTCCCGAAGGTTGTGGGGCTAGTGTTGGCGTTTGAACTGGGAAGTCCAGTTTAGATCCGATTGTATTTATGTTTGATAAGGCTTTCAGTCGAGTTGTTTCC